AGGTACTTGAGTCCATGACTCCAAATGAAGTCCGGGCCCTGGTAGGCTTAATAGAAGAAAAGGGAGGAAGCGAGCTAGATGGCGTCGCTCCTTCTGCTACTAATTTACGATTCAGCGAAGACGATGTAATCTCGATCTTCGATCAGTTCGGAGAGTCTAAAAGTAATTACTCCATATTTCGCACGAGAGACACGTTCTCACAGATGCCTAATGACTTGGAAGAGTCGATGAATTTGGACTTTGCTACTCAAGAATTGACACGCCTAGAGGCGAATGTCTTGGACCTGATCCAGAAGGATAAGCGAATCACTCCAGAGATTATCGCTGGTACAATTAAGACTGACCTGGCGATCATTAATAAAATCATGGACTCCTTAGAGGAGCGCGGATTAATCAAGTCCACAAATGTAAAGGGAAACGTCGAGAGAGTTTTGACTTCTCCACTTTCTGAGATCACTGACACAAAGCCATCGACGCGTAGCTTTATGGTCCGTTATTCTTACGAGTGGAGATCATCGATCCCAGCAGGACAGAGAAACTCAGCAGCGCATCCAAGCAGACAATTCTGTGCGCGCTTGATGCAATTAGATAAACTATATACCAGGGCAGAGATCGAAGCGATCAGCTTGCGCCTAGGTTATTCAGTATTTGATCGTCGCGGTGGCTGGTGGACTATGCCAGACGGAGAACACTCTCCATCTTGCCGACACGTCTGGGCTTCTCAGGTAGTAATTAAAAAAGGATAAGGAATGAAAAATATCTGCTTTATAAACGTAAACACGATCAAGGAAAGAAGCGCGCTTCATTCTAATGTCGATGACAAATTGATCCTTCCGGAAATCCTAACAGCTCAAGACATGTTCTTATTGCCTGCTTTAGGGACGGCTTTATATGATCGCTTGCAGGATGGAATCGAAAATAATAATTTGACAGCGGACGAGGTGGACTTACTAGATAATTTCATCACGAATCCTTTGGTCTATTACACGCTTTCCGAGCTTCCGGTAGGATTGTCTTACCAGTTCTATAATAAGGGCTTAGTGCGCAAAACAAGCGACAACACAGACACGCCAAACATGCAAGATCTGATCGATGTCGCATCAAGATACAGAACACGCGCAGAGTTTTACACTCAGCGTCTGATCAAGCACTTGAAGCAAGTCTCTTCAACTACTGATAAGTTCCAGGAATACGTTAATTATGGATCCGGAGTGGATATCATCAAGCCGGATCACGACGCTTACCAGGCTTCGATCTGGTTAGGCGATGAATATGGCTGTAAGCCTATGAGTTTCGAGGAAAGATACCAGGGCGAAAACGGACTTTGCTAAAACAAAAAAGATATGCCGAAAGCTTATAGCACAAAAAATATCAAGAAATTAGAAGTTTACCTAGCGACGCAACAAAATGGCAATCAAACAGCTGACATTAAATCAAACGATCAAGCTAATAAGTGATTTAGCCTCCGCGCATGAGCAGATAAACACTGTTTATTTCGGGGATGTATGGGAGTTTTTAAACCAGGCCGATAATGTTTATCCGGCTATGTTCTATTCTTTAACTGGATCGTCTATCTCAGGCAAGGAATTATCCCTTAATTTTTCCCTTTACTTCCTAGATCGCCAGCTTCAGGACGAATCCAATGAGAACGACGTTCTATCTGATCAGTTATTGATCGCGCAGGACATCGTCTCTATGATGCGATATCCTAAGTTTGACTGGGAGATCGGCGATAGTGTAAACTTAGAATTTTTTACAGAGAAGGAAGAGGACTATTTGGCTGGCGTAAAGGCAGACGTGACTGTTTCCTTCCCGATGCTATCCGATCGCTGTCAGGTTCCTACAAATTTTAATTATCCTAACTAATGGCAAATAAAAAAGTAAGTCAATTATCCAGTAAGCCCTCAGTCCTAGTCACTGATTTATTCCCTATTGCTGACCCTTCAACTGGTCAGCTTTATAAGACTACTATTTCGGACTTAGGGACGGCTATCGGTTCGGGTGTAAGCTCAGTAAACGGATTAGTCGGAGCGGTGGTCTTAGATACGGACGACATCCAAGAGCTAGTTAGTCCGACAAACAAATGGTTTACAGATACTAGAGCGAGAGCTGCACTTTCTGCTTCGTCTCCTTTGGCTTATAATAGTGGCACTGGGGTATTTAGTATTCCGGCAGCGACAAGCTCACAGAATGGATATTTAACTAGCACAGACTGGACTACTTTTAATTCAAAACAAGCGGCGCTTTCTGGAACTGGTTTCGTAAAAATTAACGGTACTACAATCAGCTACGATAATAGCACTTATTTAACTACAAGCGCAGCGGCTTCGACTTACCTAGCTTTAGCTGGAGGGACTTTAACGGGTGCGCTAAATGGAACTAGCGCAACTTTTACGGGCGATTTAACTATTAGCTCAGCGAATCCTAGAATTTACCTAACTGATACGGATAATAACCCGGATTATTTTATTTCAAATACAGACGGAACGTTTACAATTTACGACGTTACAAACAGTCTTTCTAGATTTACAATCGGTACAACTGGTAATGCTACATTTAGAAACGCAATTACTGGCGGAGGCTCAATTACTGGCGAATCTATTTATTCAAATGGAATTGTAAGTGTAGGTACTGCGTTAAGTGTAGGTACTACAATAAGCGCAACGAGTTCAATTACTGGAAGCGCTTTATACGTTACTGGTATGACTGCTGGAAGCGGTGCAATTTATTTTAGCTCTACTTTAAATAGATTAACTTTTGCAAATTATAATACAAATGGAATCTTACATTTTGAAGTAAATGGAGGAAGCCCAGCTTTAATTTTAAATGCTAATTTAAGTGCGACATTTTCGGCTGGAATTGCCGCAACTAGCGCAACTTTTTCGGCTGGAATCACGGCTACAACTGCTGGATTTAGTGGGGCTTTAAGTGCGACAACTGGAACATTTAGCGGTAATTTAACGGTAGGAAATGCAGTAGCTGGAACTAATGTTAAAATTATTTTAAATGGTGTAGCAAGTAAAGCCGCTGGATTTGAGTTTCATCAAAGCGGAACTCCTCAATGGTACTTAGGAAACGGTATAGCATCAGAAGACAATAACTTTGAGCTTTACAATAGTAACGGCACAATGGCGATAAAGATAATTAAATCTACAAATGCTATTAATTTTCAAGGCGCAGCCACTTTTTTAAATACGTCAAACGTTCCTATTTTAATAAAATCTTCTAGCGGTTCTAACACAAGTTATTTATATTCTGCTAACGCTGGTTCTTCTAGTGATTATCAAGTAGCGTATGGCTCATTAAATAACGATGCTAGTATAGTCGCTGGAGGTTCTACTAAAATGACTATCACTTCGACTGGCAACGTAGGCATCGGAACGACGGCGCCAGGTGGTAAACTAGATATTGTTGGAGATGTTAGAGGTTATAGTTTTGCTTTAACATCTGACGCAGTATTTAGGGGAGGATTATATGCTTATAGAAATATAGCTGGAAGCGGTAGTGATTATGGTGTAACAATTTTTGCAGAAGGTGGAACTGGTAACGGAAATATTTATTTTTGTCCTGGAGGTTCTGCGACTAAGGCAGCGACAATTACTAGCGGGGGGAATTTGTTAGTAGGAACTACTTCAGATAACGGTTATAAATTAAGAGTAAATGGGAACATATGGTTTGATGGTAGTTTAAATGCTACAAATGGAGCATTTAATCAACCTGGAACTACTTCTTTATATCTGAGTAATACAACTATATCTGGAGGTAGTTCTTCTGGTGTCACTGGTTTATACTTTGGTGACGCTGGTAGTGGTATAAATACTATTACAAGAGAAAAAATTTCTGTAAATACTGCAAGAACATACATTTATACCGAACACGGGTATAATGTCCAAACGGTAGGAGCTTATTTTTATAATGGAGCTGCATACCAAGGAAATAATTCTTCTTCTTGGAGTACAACTTCTGACAGAAGAATTAAAGATAATATTAGACCTTTAAATAATTCATTAGAAAAATTGCTTGCATTAAATCCTTGTCATTTTGAATACAAAAATAAATTAGGTCAAATTAAAACTGGATTTATAGCTCAAGAATTTGAAGAAGTTCTGCCAGGTCACGTTCACGAACAACCAGCTGGAAAAGAATATGAGGAATATGTAGGCGAAGGCAATACAATTAAATCTATTGATACGGATTTAATTCCTTATTTGGTAAAGGCTTTGCAAGAATTAAAAGCAGAATTAGACACATTAAAAAATAAATAATATGGCATTCAACTGGGTAATTAGTTCCTTAGATAGTATCCCTTCCATTGACGGAATGGACAAAGTAATTAGCACAATTCATTGGAGAGCGTATAAAGGTCACATAAATATTAAGACAGAACAAGAATTTTTTGTGGACACTTACGGAGCTTTAGCAGTAGATGCACCACACGAAGCGAGCTTTACTCCTTACGATGAAGTAACTAAGGAAATGGTAGAGTCCTGGCTAGAAGCGGGACTTGATACCGAGGCAATCGAGGCGAACTTAGATGCACAGATAGAGAACTTTTTAAATCCTCCTATTGTGAACTACGGACTTCCATGGTCTGATCCTGCAAAAATCTAGGACTTTTGCTATCTATTTATAGATTAATAAATTAAACAAACCAAACGATGAAATTAGATTTCAATTTTGACCTATTAGGGTTAGATCAGCAACCTATCGAGGGAGCAAACGCAGGTAAATTATTAGCTAATGCTTTAGCCCAGGGATCAAAAGGCGATGCCTTGAAGTTCTGGGATTGGGCGGTAAGCTTAAACAAGGGAGAAGTTCTTGACTTGGATTCATCCGATCAAGAAACTATCAAAAACTTTATTAAGGATTCTGAAGGTTTCACGATCCTAGCAAAAGCGCAATTATTACAAGTTTTAAAAAAAGACTAATTAATGGAAGTTAATGACATTCTTGGGCAATCTGTAACGGGTGCCATCGCTGCATTGATCGGCTGGATAGTAGGAAGACGCAAGGAAAAGGCGGACCTTAATACAATTGAATTAGAGCAGACCACAAAAGCGATCGAGATCTGGCGCCAGATGGCCCAAGAAATGTCTGACAAAGTAAAGGAGCTGAGCGATAAGATCGACATCTTAACAGCTGAGGTCCACTCACTGAAATCCGAGAATTCAAACCTGAAAACCAAACTAGGAATAATTGATGAAAGTCACGAAGATAAGCCAAAAAGGTCTCGATCTAATAAAGCAGTTTGAGGGATTAAAGCTTAAGCCCTACCTTTGCCCGGCTCGGATCCCCACTATTGGATACGGGAATACTTACTATAATGACGGAAAGAAAGTAAAACTAACAGATCCGTCAATAACTCAAGCAAAAGCCGACGAGCTTTTGAAATTCTTAATTCAATCCTACGAGAAAGACGTCGATAGTTTCTGTCGCGACGATATTAGTCAGCATCAATTCGATGCGCTGGCTTCATTCGCTTATAATTGCGGACCAAGGAATCTAAAATCATCCACTTTATTA